GTTTCCCCATCTTCATCTGGAGTTGTTAATTCTTGGAATCCTAAGACAGGATTCCTTAAAGTTACTTCAACAAAACCATTTAAAGTCGGTGAGCACATTACAGGTTCTTCTTCAAAAACTGTAGCAAGAGTTATTGAAACAAATGTCTTTAATAATTTCTTTAAAATTGAAGAATCTTCGGTAGTTGAAAAGGGTTGGTTGACTGAGACAGGATTCCTGAACAATAACATTCAAAGATTGCATGACAATGATTACTATCAGTATTTCTCATATTCCATAAAATCTAAAGTTGAGTTGAATAAGTGGGATAATGCAGTAAGTTCTCTTAATCATACCGCAGGATTTAAGAAATTCTCAGACTTAGTTGTTGAATCTAAGGATTCTAATGACGTTGGAATTAGCACAAGTCAAGATGAAAGTGCAGTTATTGGAATTGCTGATTTTATATCAGAAATTGATTTGCATTGTGTGAATGATTTTGATTTGGCAACAGAATTGACCTTAGAGGTTGATAATACAATTGCATCAAATGAAATTGTATTCAAGAGTAGCACACTCCAAGACTACATTGAGTCTGTTGGAAATCGTGTTTTGATGATTGACGATTTAAGTCCACAATTTAATGATAAACCAAGACCAGAGAGATTTAATAGTGTTGATCTGTTTGATATTGACGATGCAAGAGGTAAGAAGTATTTTGCATTAATTGATGATGTAAGATTTACGGATGAAAAACAACTTAGTATTGTTACAATCGTTCGCGACAACAATGGAATTGGATATATCAATGAATATGGTGACGTTCCAACTGTTACTGATAACCTTGGAAGTTTTGAATTTAATGTTCTAGGGTCTGAAGGTCAATTATTATTCTATCCAACCAAGTATCAGTTTAATGATTACAATGTAAGTTTACTTTCATATAATATTAACGATTCTACCGCAGGAATTGGTAGCACTGCCTTTGGTGATACTGTTAACGTTGCTAGTGCTACAACATCACTTGGTCTTGGTTCTACTACTTCAACTACAGTTGTTGGTATTGCTTCAACATATAGAGCATCTAAAGTATTAGTTCAATATTCTGCGACTGACAACTCATATTTTGAGTTTGATGAACTAACGGTTATTCATAACGGAAGTGAAGTAGATCTCATTGAATATGGTCAGATAGTATCGGAAGCGGGTGCTGCTTCTCCAGGAATTGGAACTTATAGTGCATCTTTGTCTGGTTCAAGTGTCAACATTAATATTACTCCAAACGTAGCACTTGCATCTACTTTCACAGTAAACACAATCAGAGTTTCTATTGCAGATACGTCTTCGGTGGGTGTTGGAACTTATACGATGAATACTGCACGATTAGACTCCACAATAACTTCTATTGCGTCTACATCCTCTCCAGTAGCAACTGCAGTTGCTCAGTATCCATCAGATGACTTTGATTGCGCTCACTATATCGTAACTGTTGAGGATAAAACCAATTCACAATATCAAATTTCTGAAATCAATCTAGTTAGTGATTCTAGTGATGCATATATTTCGGAGTTTGGTAATTTAGAAACCAGTTCTAGTATTGGTTCTTTTGATGCTCAACTTTCTGGTGGAAATACTGAACTTACATTCACTCCAATTGCATCTGCAAATGTTGAAGTTCGTGTCTTCCAAAACGCACTTCGTTTGGTAGATGCTGATAATACTAATACCAGTATTGATCTTACTAATGCATCAATCTTAACTGGAAGTGGAAATTATACTGGAACTGATAGTGACATTAAGAGAGCGTTTGAATTAACTCATACACAACTTCCAATTTTTGAAAGATATTTTGTAGGGAGTGCATCTACTGTAGTCGATACTACAAATAACTTGATCAAAATTCCCAATCACTTCTTTGTAACTGGTGAAGAATTGACTTATAGTCACGCTGGCACAGGAACCACTCAAGCAATTGGAATTGTTACTGCAACTATCCCTGGTGTTGGGTCTACGGATAAACTTCCAGAAAGTGTTTTTGCAATTAAAGTAGATGATATTTCAATTCAAGTTGCAGGTAGTGCAGAAGATGCTCTCAAGACCATAGCAGTTCCTTTAACACTTTCTTCTGTTGGAGTTGGAACTTCGCATTCCTTTGTATCTAAGAAACAAAATTCTAGAGCAATGCTTTCTATTGATAATGTTATTCAATCTCCGATTGTCTCTACTGCAGTTACAACAACTTTATCTGAAGAATTTAAAGTAACTGAAAATACTTTGAGTGCAAGTGGTATAACATCAATCTTTGGTGGAGATTTGCTTCAAATTGGCAATGAGATTGTAAAAGTTGAAGCAGTTGGAGTTGGAAGCACTAACGCCTTTAGAGTTAGAAGATCTTGGATGGGAACGGGTATCGCTACTCATCCAAATGGAGAACTTATTACCAAAGTTCAAGGCGATTACAATATTATTAAAAATAAAGTCAACTTTGTAACAGCACCATTTGGATTAACTCCGATCGGCACTACTACTGGAAGACCAGATGAAGTAGATTATGTTGGCATTTCAACCTTCTCTACGTTTACTGGAAGAACCTTTATGAGGTCTGGAATACCAGATACTACCACAGAACCATATGCAAATAACTATGTCTTTGATGATGTATCATCCCAATTTACTGGATTTACCACAGCGTTTAACTTGAAGTCAAGTGGTTCAAACGTAGCAGGATTTTCCACAGATAATGCAATTATTCTGGTCAATCAAATATTCCAGGGACCACAATCAGAACATAAGACTGGGAACTACACTCTTGCAGAAACCTCTGGTATTACCAGTGCAAACTTCACTGGAACAATTTCTTCAATAACGTCTGATGTCAGTAGTTCAAATGTTCCTATTGGAGGAGTTATTATTTCCGTTGGAT